CGTCTTCTGCTCGTCCATCTTGCCCTTGAGGCGGACAGCGTTGCGGAGCTGGTCGATAGAGACCGAGAAGTCGCGGTAAATCAGCGCTTCTTCGTTGCCTTCGAGCATGTTGTCGCCCGTGATGCCCGCGCCCGTGAGAGGCATGAGCAGCGGGATGTTGATGCTGTCGCCCTTGTCCTTCTTGAGCTCCTCCTTCACCTGAATGATAGAGCCTGCGTCCTTGCCCGTGAACTTGTCGAAAAATGCCTTGTGGATGCCTGCCGTCCACGTATCCTTTGCCCATGCGAGCTGTACAAGGTTCGGTGCTACCGTAATCGTCGTATTTGCCATGATGTTTTCATCCTTTCGTCACGGCAGGAGCGGTCAGCCGAGGCCGAGCATCATGGAGCGGTACTGCTGCGGGATTTTCTCCCACGGCTGCGTCTTGAGCATGTGTTCGAGCGTTGCCGCCGTCACCGCCGCGTCGCCGCCTGCCGTACCGTCAATCTGCCCAGCTCGCGGCATAGCCGCTGCCTGCTTCATTCTCGTCTTCGTCATGCCCGCCGACGTCTTCGCCTGCGGGTGCTTGCTGCGATAGGAGTTTTTCGCCCCTTCGAAATAGTTCCTGACGACCTGCATTTCCGCAGGGCTTGCTACATTGCGCGAGATACGCTCCCACGAACCAGCAATCGTGTACTGCTGATCGGGTGGGAGTGCATTGAAATACTCATTCGTGGCGTAATTGCGGACAGCCTCGAAGTCAGCTTCTTTCATCTGCTCGTTCGTGTAGTTCGCAAACGACGCCGCGCTCGCCTGATGAATCTCCTGGAATTTCTGCGCGGCCTGCGCTTTCTGCAAGGCCGCCTGCCGGAGTCCCGTCACGATGTTGTCTTTCGCCATGGAGAGCGCCAGCTGGAAGCGCTGCTTCTTCGGGTCGCTGTCGTCCGAGTATTCGAGCTCAGCGACGTCGTCCTTCGACATGCCCGTCATCTGCAAAGCGCCTTCAATGGCTGCCTCGTTGATGAGTTTCGCATTCTCGTCGGTCAGCTGGAACTGCTCGACGGGGCGCTGTGGGGGCTGTGGTGCCTGCTGGACGGGAGGCTGCTGCATCTGCGGCTGTGCCTGCTGTGGCGCATTGAGATCGCCGAACCGCTGCTGATACTGCTTGAGTACCGCCTCAAGCTCGTTCGTCTTATCGACCTGCTGCTTGAAGCGCGCATAAGGGATTTTCTGATTCGGCTGCTTGAGTGGCGGCTCGTCTGCTGTCTGATTAACGACGGTCTGCGCGTCGGTGACGTCCTCCTGCTCCTGCGCTTCCTCGCCCTCCTGCGGCTCTGCTTCCTGCGCCTTTGCCATGACCTCGCGGGCGACGTCTTCCGATACGCCTGCCAGCTCGTCGGGGATGGCCTCTTTCGTTTCTTCCTCGACGGCAGGTTCTTCGGCTACCGTTTCGGTGGCTTCTTCCGCCTGCGTGTCCTCTGCTGCTGCTTCCTCTGCGAATCTCTGAAGGTCAAAGATAAACATGATGGTTGCTCCTTTCCGAGTTTTACGCCCTCCGGCGAATGTGCGCCCCTAACGCGTGGCGACGCGAGAGTATCAAAAAAGAGCGGTTGCCCGCTCCTTTATTTGATTGCATTGAAAAGCATCGCGATCATTTCCAAGTTCTTGGTTTCATCGCGTGCCGTGTCATTGATGGCCTTGTCACAGAGCTTCAAGCCGACCTGCACAATGGCCTTGCGGAAACCCTCTACGGACTCCGCTTCTTTTGGTGCTGCCGTTCGCGGCATATGTCCTCACCTCCTTACATGGCGGCTGGCGCGGCTCCTGCCTGCATCGACTGGGCCGCCGCCTGCGTCATCCCGCCGCCCTGCTGCTGCAGCTGCTGTGCCTGCTGCTGGCTTTGCTGTGCCTGCATGGCCTGCGCGAGCTGCTGATCTTGTGCGGCCTGCGCCTGCACCTGCTGTGCCTGCTGCGCCTGCATCTGCTGGGCGAGCTGGGGGAACATCTGCTGAACCATGAGATTCACCGCGTATTGCGCGACCTGTGGGTCGATGAGTCCCTGCTTCGCCGCCATTGCAAACTGAATCGGGAGCGGCGCGTCCTTGAACGCGATACTCTGGTTCATGTTCTGGTTCTTTATCATTTCCAGCTGCATCTGCTGCTGAGACGACTGCTCTTGTGCCTGCTGTCTCTGCTGCCAACGCTGCTTAATGTCCTCTTTGTTCGGGAGGTCGCTGAGGTCGATGATGATGTCGAAAATCATATCGCCCGGCACGCCGAGGTTCTTGCACGCATCCACGAGCCCCCACATCTGCGCCTGCCGCTGTGTCGTGCTCGCCTGCGTGTCCGATACGACAATATCAAACTCGCCCTGTGAGAGGTCGTTCAGCGTCTTGACGATGGTCATGCCCATCGGGTCTTGCTGGATCACCTGCTCATTGACGTGCATGAACTGCTGCCCATTCGCACCCTCGACGCGGTAAATCTTGTCTTCCGTGTAATACTGCGGAATGATGCCCGCATGTCCGCGTTTTCCCCAAAGGAGATAGGCGATTTTCTTCTTCGCCTTGCGGAGCTGGTCGAACATCGGCGCGATGTGCGTGATGGCCTGCTTCTGCTTGAGCTCGATCGCACGGCCGGACGCGCTCGACGGGATGTCTGTCCCCATGAGCGCTTCATTGATGCCAGAAATGGCCTTGAGGTCTTGCGTTGCCTGACTCTCTGCCTGAATGACAGCAGCAGGAGGATTCTGCATCGCACGCTCTTGCACCTTGCCGCCCGAAAGAGCGCCTGGGCGGACTTCCGTGAAGTGTCCAGGGATATTCCCGTGCTTGCGGAAATCCTCTTTCTGCTTCGTGTCCATCGCGTCCGATTCCATCCAGCCGCCACCATTGCCGCTCGTGTTGAGGATGTGGAGCGTCTGGATACGGCGCTTGTTGATCTCGCGCTGTGGGTCTTTGAGGTCGCGCACAAAGCCTGCTGGCACGTCGCCCGTGCCGAAGTAGTAGCACGTAATCGGCACAAAGGGGAACTCGCCGTGCTGATATGGCGAATCGATGTTCTCCAGCAGCACGCGGTCGAAGAAGCTCGCCACCTTGACGCGCGTCGTCTTGACTGTCTGATACCCTTCGACGAGTCCCTGCATCAGGTACTCCGGCCGCATATCCTCCTGCCCGACGATCTGGCCATTTGCGAGCAGGTAGAGCGTGCGCGGCTCCTTGACCTTGTACCAGCACTCGACGAGTCGCACCTTCTGGAGGTCTCGCTTGTACCACAGAGGGTCGTTCGCCTCGCGACCGCCCGTCTTTTCGGCGGTGTCGTAGACTTCGTACTGCGCTTCGATGGCGTCCGCGTGCTCGGGATAGACTTGTTCGAGCTCGTCCTTGTCCACCCACTTCGCGCGGCAGATGTATTTCGCGTCGGAGAAATCGGTCTTGTGCGCTTCGGGATCGACGTAGATGCCGAACGGGTCTTCACGCGTGACGAATGCCTCGCCGTCGGTCATGTCCTCGTTGAACTTGTAGCCGACTTCCATCCAGCCGAGGCCGCCGATGGCTGCATCTTCGAACGCTTCCGATTCCTCGTTGTCGTAGCCGCATTGGTCGAGCACGTATTTCGTGATACCCTTGCGGACGGTGCAGATGTCGATGTCGTCCGACGTGCGCGGGAGAAAGTCGATGTCGTAGCGGTTCAGTCGCTGATAGCCTGAAAGGACGTTGATGAGCGGCTTGATGCGGTTGATGGTGATCGCGGGGCGGCCACTGTCTTCCAGCTTCTTCTTGTCCGCCTCTGTCCATTGTTTGCCCGCCACAAAGTCGTAATCTTGTTCGGCCTCTTTGCGCCACACGTCGGCCTTGTCCACGGCCTCGCGGAACCATCGGCGGAACTTGCCGATGCCCTGCCGCGAGTCAATGCCGTCGTCTGTGTCCTGCAAATCATTTTCTGCCATGTTCTCACCTCCTTAGATAGCCCAGACGCTGGGCTGCTCTTTGCGTGCATACTTGTCGCACGGCTTCGCGGGCTGCGGCTTCGTCGGTGCCCACGGGCGCGACAGGCAGGCATAGACAACGGCGTCGGTCTCGTGATCTTCGCCGTCCGTGTCATACGTTTCGGGGTTGTGCTTGTCGTGCGCGAGCATGGGGATCGTGCGAATCGCGTGGATGCACGTATTGAAAAAGAAAATCGCGGGCTTATAGCTGCCGTCCTTCTGCTGGTTGCCGATGAGGCGCTGCTTGAATGCGTTCGCCCCTTCGACGCGGCCTTTCGAGCACTTGCCGAAAGTGACGAGCCCTTTCTTGTAGAGCTCGTTGTTCAGCTCTTCCGCAATCGTCGGACCCGTGACGCCCGTCTTTGCCCAGCAGGCAGAGTCGAGGACGCCGTAATCCAAGTGCTCTTGTTTTGTTTCAAGCTCCGCAATCCGACGCCCGACTTCTGCCGCCGTCTCGCCTGTACCAACGTTTGGCTTGCCTCCCCAGCCGTAGAGCTCGCGATACGCGTACAGATTGCCGTCATAGTCCACCGCCCACCAGAGGCACGCATACGGTCGCGCGCTGCCCCAGTCCATGGAGCGGAACCGCATCCATTCGTTTGGGATGGTGAACGGCTCAATGACGTGTTTCGACTCGCGCCATGCTTTGAAGAACTGCCCTGCCTCGATGCCCCACTCGCCGAGCCCCGCCACTTTGTACCGTTCTGGATCTGTCTTGCGCATATCCGAAAACATCGCGCGATCGTCATCGCTCAGCCATTCGTTGCATTTGTATGTCGTCGTCATCGCGAGAACGTTATCGTGCGGAGCATCAAAGAAACGCCGTTTGAGCCAGCAGCCGGAATCCCAGGGATTGAAAGTGATGAGCCATTGAATGTAGTAGCCGTCCGGCAACTTGCCACGCAGAGACTCGTCGATGCGGTCAAATGCGTCCTCATCGATCTCGTACGCCTCCTCGCACCATCCCCAGCACAGTACGCCATTCTTGACAGTGATAGATGTCACTTTCAGCGGGTCGTCAAGCCCGCGAAAGAGTACCTTCTGCCCGGTCGGCAGATACTCAAGCTCCAGCGGAGACACGCGCGCCCGCCACCACGCCGATACGCCGAGGCGGTCAATCGCCCACCGCAGCTGTGTCCAACACGAATCTTTAAGCGACGCTCCTGTCTTGCGCACGACGAGCGTATTTGCGAGCGGATACTGCATCATGCGCGTGACGATCTTGAGCGCCGCCGTCGTAGATTTCTTGCTCGCGCGGCTGCCCTTGCAGACGACGTAACGCTTTTTGCTACGCCAAAAATCATTGTAGCCGCCGCCGAGCACCGCCGACAGCGATATTTCACGCCGTTTCACTCTCCACCACCGCCAACATCGTCACGCAGGACGACAGGAAGCTCACCCTTGAACTCGACATCGTGTTTGTCGCGGAACTCAGCAGGCTTGCGGTTCTTCAACCAAAAAATCTGCGCTGTCACATCCGGAGCGACTTGCTTCTTCACGCGCTTCGTCACGCGCATTTGCACTTCTCCGGTCTCTTTATCTTCAACCGGCTCCTCGACTTCTTCCACTGTCTCGTAGCCCATCGCACGCTTGAGCAGCGCATTTTCGACTTCACGGTCAACGACTTCTTTGCCTTTTTTAAGCGCCTCGCGTAACTCGCTGTATTTGTCCTGCCACTTATACAAGGTTTGAAATGTGATGCCCATGTTGTGAGCTATCTGCTCATTGCTGAGCCCATCGCGTGCCCATCCTTGCACTTTGAGCAAGCCGTCGTCAGTAATCCAATCTTCATATTTCCCGCGCTTACCCGCTTTCTTGTTGCTCATCCATCCTCACGTCCTCCATTCTGAGATACTGCCTCACAATTCCGCGCACACGAAAGCCCCGGCACTGTTTCGCGTCGGGGCTTTCGTGTGTGTATGCATCGGAGGCTTTCAAATGCGCTTGTGTTGCGGTCGTTCCGGGATTTCCCGGAAACCTTACGCTACTATCATAGCACATCCGGCGCGTGTAAATTGATACTCTTTGTGACACGCACCGCGCCGGAACTTATAAACAAGTTATCAACAGTTAGACAACGAGAACAATCTGCTGCGGGCGGGCGGCTTTTAGACCGAAGATGTACTGCGCGAGGGCGTGGAGGGCGCGGCTGCCTTTCTTGCGTATGCCCTGGTATGAGTATCCGAGCTCATCACCGATGTCGTACCACGTTGCGCCGCT